ACCGCCGTCAGGACCGAGGCGGATGCCGAGCTGGTCGGTCCAGCTGGCGATGCCGCGGCGGGTGCGCGCGGCCTTCCACGCGTCCAGCGCCGCCGGCACCAGGTGGGCGAGGTTGCCGGGCCCGCGCGCGGGATTGAGGCGGATGCCGATCGCGGCGTTGATCGGGCGACCGCGGCGGGCGGCCTGGCCGGAGAGACCGAACGGCACGCGCGCGGGCAGGACGAGCTCGCGGAAGCGGAGACGGAGCACCCAGGATGGAGGGGCGGGGCATGTCCAGCGCGGGTCGCGGCGGGCAGCATGGTTGGCGCCGGCGAGGGCTGCTCGGATGCGCCGTTCGCGGCCGGCGGCGGCGATGGCGTGCCAGTTCTCTTCGGGGGCGGTGCAGGATGGCTGGCTAGCAGGGACGTGGACTGGATGCGAACGGTTCTCGTCTGGTGGGTTGTTGTGGGCGCCCCATCGTTCGGCTGCGGCCCTGACTTCGGCCGGCCAGGTGGACTTCAGCGGCCCGACCTCGCTCGGCGCCTGCTCGTAGTACCAGGACAACTCGGCGACGGTTTGCGGGTAGGCGCGCAGCATGGGCTCACCGCCCAAAGCGAGGCTTGTTGTCCGCGTCGTAGCGCTTGGCGAGGAACGTCTCCGCCGCCTCAAGCGACGCATCCGCCCACACCTTGAACATCTCCGTGGACAGCGCCTCCCTTAAATGGAGCACCTCCTCGATGATCGCGTAGTAGACGTGCAGCGCGATCTCGTCTCGCATCTCGCGCATGGTCCTCTCGGCCACGCCTCACCCCCTCGGCACATCTCCAGGACCCGCCAGCACGATCCCGCTCTGCTGCTGCCGGAAGTACTGCTCCCGCATCCCCGCGAGTTGCCCCGCCACGTTCGCGTAGATGCCCGCGAGCTGGTGCTGACCGACGAAGCGCAGCTGCCCGATGGTGACCTGGAGGTGCGCCGCCTCGTTGTCCATGATCAGGCAGGCGACCAGCGTCGGCCAGGCCGCGAACGTCGGCGGGAGTTCGCGCGGGTTCAGATGCGGCGCAGCCGGGACCGGAGGAACGCCGTTGACGGGGTCGCTCATCTAGGCCGCTCCATTCGATGCCGCCTTCATCAGTGCCGGCCGCGCACACTTAAGGCACAGGAACGTGGAGTTCTCGGGTATGCGCACGAGGGCGTCATGGAATGCGGGGCCGCGGCATTTGCAGCACCGCTTGAGGCTGCTCTCGACGTGGAGGTGATCGATCTCGGTCACACAGAGATAGATCGCCTCCGCGCCCTCGCCGCTGGTGCCGCGCACCGTCTCTTCCAGCGCCGCCGCCAGGTGCTTTTCGGAGATGCCGACCGAGAAGCCTGGACCGCTCATCGCCACCAAGGCATCGAGCAGATCAGGCTTCCGCGTGCTGGCCGGGGCTCTCATGCTGCTCCTTGTGCGAGGAGCGGCAAGTCTACCTGCTTTACGTTCCGCGTCCGCTTCTTTTTCGCTGGCGCCGCCGCGCTCAAGTCCTTCGTCTGTTCGAGCGAGACCGCCTCCTGCCGGACTTGCCAGCGCCCATCCACCTTGCGCCAACTCCAGACCTCGAACCGGTTGCCGCACAGCAGCCAGGTCTTCAGCCGCGGCTCGGCGAGCGCCTTGGTCCGGCGCGCGGCGTGGTTGTCGCCGGTCGTGCACTGCACACCGAGGGTCTGGCCGAGCTTCTTGTGGCAGGCGATCACGTCGATGCAGCCGAAGAGGTCGCGCTTGAACATGCGCGGCTTGGGGCCAGGGATGTGGATCTTCTGCTCCACGACTTCGGGTATCCAGCCTTCAGAGCGGAGACGGTCTAGCGTGCGCGAGGTGGGGGTGCTCACGGATCGCTCCCGTAGTTGGGCGCATCACGGCGGTAGTCGTCGTCGACGTCCGGCGGTGGCCCGCGCCAGCTCACGAACGTATTGAGGTTCGCGGCGAGACACCGCAGGCAACTCTTCGGAGCGCATCGAAGCCATGCGATCTTGATTGCTGGGGCATTCTCGCGGTGGCAGTTGTCGCAATGGATGAGCACGTCCTCGACGACCGCCATCGGCGTCCGCGGCTTCTGTCCTTTCGGAATCACGGATAGCGCTCCGTCGGCGGAGGCGGCTCTTCACGCTTCGGCTCTTGCTTGAGCGTCAGTTGCGCCGACATGTTGCTGAACCTTTGGAACTGCTCTTCGAACTTCACCTCCGCCACGCCTGGCGGCCCGCCGCGCTGAAGCGAGATGATCAGCTCGGCCTTCCCTCTGTCCCCGCTGTTCGGGTGATACACCTCGTCTCGGTAGAGGAAGACCACGGCGTCCGCGTCCTGCTCGAGCGAACCGGAGTCGCGCAGGTCGCTCGGGATCGGCCTCTTGTCCGGCCTCTTTTCCACTGAGCGATTCAACTGCGACAACGCCAAGACCGGGAGCGCGAGCTCCTTCGCCAGCGCCTTCAGCCCGCGCGAGATGGCGGCGATCTCCTGCTCCCGATGCTGTCCGTACTCGCCGGCGAGCTGCAGGTAGTCGACGATGATCAGCCGCAACGGCGTCTTCTCTTTCTCGAGCTGTAGCGCCAGTCGCCTCGCCTTCGTGCGGATCTCGCCGACGGTGGTGTGCATCGTGTCGTCGATGTGCAGCGGCTTGTCCTGCAGCCGCGCCCGCGCGCTGGTGAGATCCGCCCAGTCGTTGTCGGTCAGCCGCCCGGAGCGGAACTTCTCGGTGTTCAGCTTCGCCGCGCTGGCGAGCAACCTCGGCCCGAGCTCCAGGTCCGTCATCTCCAGCGAGAACATCCCCACCCCGCCGCCAGTGAGCGCCACATTCCCAGCGATCTGCAGCGCGAGCGCCGTCTTCCCCATCTTCGGCCGCGCCGCGATGATGATCAGTTGCCCAGGCTGGAACCCTCCAGTGAGCAGGTCGAAGTCGATCAGTCCGGTGCGCAGCCCGTTGATCGGATTCTCCTCGCCGGAGCCTTGCATCTCCTCGAGCCGCTCGACGGTCCTGCGCAAGATGGCGCCGACTGGCTTGAATCCGTTCTCCCCGCGATCCATACGCAACGCGAGGACCCGTCTCTCCGCCTCGTCAAGCAGCCCTTCCACCTCGCCGTGCCATTCGTGCGCGAGCCGCGCCAGCTGCACACACTCGTCGGCGAGGCGCCGGCGGATACCATGCCGCCGCACCGCCTTCGCGTAGAACGACGCCGGGTTCGCCTGCGTGTCGAGCGCGATCCGCTGCAGCGTCTCCCGGTACTTTTCCGGGTCGAGCCGCTCGATCAGCGACGCCTGGTCTGCTCGCTGCCCGTCGACGTCGAGCTCCAGCATCGCTGTGTAAATTTCGCGGTGGCGCAGGTCCCCGAAGTCGTCCGGCATCAGGAGCGCCGAGACTTCCGGCAGCTGCTCCGGCGCGAACATGATCGCGCACAACACCGCCTGCTCCTGCTCGAAGCCTTCGAGGATCTTGCCCATCAGTGCTTCACGTTCCGGTTCTTCGAGCTGGCCATGCGCTCGGCGATCCGCGCTCTCGACGCCGCGATCGCTGCCTGCGCTTTGGCGCGGCCGTCGTCTTCGGGTTCAGCGGCGCCGTTGCTTCCTGTGTTCGCGCCAGCCCGATCCCGGATCATCGCGAATACGTAGCCGAGGCTGAAGGTCTGCCCGTTCTTCGGCCGGTCCAGGAAAGCCCGCGCGGCGTTCACACGCTGCTGTAGTGGAAACTTCCGCTCCGTATCGGAGATCCACTCCGCCCAAGCCTTGTCGTTCGTCTCGAGTTGCCTTCCTAGGGCGATACGGAGTTCCTCGAGGATCGTTCTTGGCCAAGGTTCGAGAATTGTGCGCGCGGCGGGATCTCCTCTGCGCACATGATCTAGATCTTCTCTCTCTTCCTCTAACTCTTTCTCTGGGGGCGTTACATCCGCGTTCGTAACGCGTTTCAGGCTGTCTAGCTCGGCTCTCTTCCGTTCCCTAAACCTTCGAACTCTCTCGGCAACTGCGGCAGGCGCCTCGCTCGGTTTCCGCCCGTTGTAGTCGGTCCAATCATGCACTGTAACGGTGCATGTAACGGGCATGTTACGATCGCCTGTAACGTTTGGGTGGTCCGGTTCGACTTTCACCAGAGCGCGATCTTCCAACACCGCTAGATCGTTTTCAGCGCTCCGGCCAGCTTCGCCATCCTCCGCTCCTGAACCCTCGAGAAGCGCTTGCGGGGTGGTGTGCATGACGACGCCCGGTTTCGTCGATCGCTGCGCGAGAGACCAGATGTAAACCAGAAGGCGAAACTGCCGATTGTCGAGCGACCGCACCTTCGGATGATCGTGTGCGTCGCAGTAGAATTTGAACCAGGAGAGGCCGCTCGCCATGATCGACCTCTACGCCTTCGCCTCGTCCTGCTCTTCCTCGAGCGGGAGGTGCCCCTGGTCGTCCTCGAGGTATCCGCCGTTGCGGATCGCGTCCTTCAACTTCTCGAAGCGCTCCTGCTCGTCGTGCAGGTCGGCCTTGAGCGTGTCGATGCGGATGGCGGACTTGCAGCACAGCTTCCAGGCCTGGACCTTCCCGTCGTCCTTGAACGGTTTCCGCTTCTTCAGCTCCGGCAGGACATTGTGTCCGTTGTCTTTCGCCATATACTTGCGGCTCCCTGTACTGCTGGTTGGACTTCTCGGGGCGGCTTGTCGCGGCCGCCCCGTTTTGCGGTGTTCCCTGGAAGCCGGGCCGCGGCCGTCCGGTCGCGACCCGGCGTGTGACGGCTACTGTTCCGCTTCGCGGCCCTGCCGCGCTCTCGGTCAGCTCATGC